CAATTTAATCTTTTCATTCACAAGGGCTTGCTCAACAATGTACAAAATTGAGCCCACTTCATTTGGATTTGCTGACATCTTCATAGCTACCTCTCGGTGGTTGACTGCTGGAACACGCAACTTGATGGAATTTGGCACCTGTGATGTCATGTATGCTTCGCCAATTCGCACTGCAAATTCAACACTCACATCGTTGTGATGAAAGGGAAGAATTAAACCATGATGCTCGTCCGTGCGTATGTAGCCAAGTGATGAATACTGGCCTATTGTTCGGAAGCGATGTGTCTCCACCAAGGATTCATAGTAGGGTGCTAAGTGTGTGTTTCCCGGTGTAAGAAGCAACGGCTTGAATAGTTCGTACAACCGTGTTGCTATTGTTCCATCTCTGTTCACCATCCACACCATGTACGACAGTTGCATTTCAAATCTAGCCGCTGTACGCACTTGCTCTGCTGTGATCTTTCCGAACGTGTGCTGGTCAACACCTTGAAGCACTGGTGCAACTCCTAACCCAAAGGCTAAAAGTGCCGCTTCAGTCGCTGTGACTTCATCTAGTGCGAAAGAGGCATCTATGTCATTTCCAATCTTCCTCGCATATCCCATCTTCATTCGTCCAACACGTCCCAATCGCTGAATTCGATCTGATTTGTTGATGAGTTGTCGCTTAACTGTGATCATTCGGTTATCACTGTCAATGCTCGGAACGATCTTGAATCCAAAATCTACGACAACGTCCGCATGAATGTTAACTCCATTCTGAAGGATATTTGTTGCTAAAATATATTTCTTTTCAGAGCGCATAGCTTCAATGTCATCCATCAGACTCACTTTGTTGCGTAGATGCCGGCTATCAGCTTTTAGAACTCCAAGCTTTGGATTCTTGCATAAAATATCTGCTGATTCATCAATCTCTCGAAAGGACGTTAAGAAAACAATTATGACATCTCCGAGTATTGATGCATCATGTGCCGTCCCACGCCCTTGTTCTTGCATAAAGGACCTATAATCCATAACTGGCCATGTCTTCACATCAAGTCCTTGCTGCGTTTGCATGTCGCCATTCACAGTGTTATTTGTGGCTGTCAGCTTCACGAGTTTCCCATTCCACGCAGTGCTCTTCAACCAATTGTAGAAAACTAGCATTTCAGCTGATGTTTGATGGACTTCGTCGAACAGTATATACTCGTATTCTGCCAGATTGTGGGAGTTGTTGTATAAGTAATGCAATGCATACCCATATGTTGTCACAGTGATATTCGAAGCTGTCATGACACGATGGTTTCGCATCATTGCACTTATGCTGATGTTCTTCGTAGCGAGCATGGAATCTTGCAGGTTGGTTACCAACACTCGAGTTGGTTCGCATATCATGACTCGCCCATTACGCGCTAAAGTGGCTGGGAACGCCGTCGATTTGCCACACCCAACGTGCCCAATGATGAGAAATTCTGTTGATTTGCTTGCTTGGACTTGAGTTGCTATGTCTCCAATTGTTTCCTTCGTCATTGTTAGCTGCACATGGTTGCCATCGAGTGGTGCATATCCTTGTTGTCCTGAAACAATGCGAGTTTCGAACCACTTCTCAAAAGTCAAAATTGCTGGAGGTACTGCGACGTGTGTAGCTTCGTGATCATACAGCTGAATCTCATGAAACGTTGGTATGTCTCCTAGCTGATTTTTGAGGCTGTCAAAGATTCCACTTTGGTATTCACAATTGACTTTAAGGATGTCGAAAATGGTCCTAAATTTGACAAGGTTAGAATACAAAGCTGAACTAAATTCAACTGAGAACAATGATGAGATTATGTACAAGACTGCCATTGTTCTAGTGATCCATGCCTCTTCTTTCTTGCTCTGGTATTCCACAAGTTCTTTGCTCTCTTGTTCCTTTTCCCAACGCAGCATTTTGAGTATTTTCCTTAGCAAATAGGCTCCAAAAACGGTAGAAAGGCCTATGAGTATAACTTGCAAGACGTTGGCTGCCATTGTGCAGAAGGCCCATTTGTAAGCTTCTCCGAAGAGGTGAGTAGCCTTCCTCCAAGTCCTCAAGGAACTCTCTTTGCAGCTTTCTGGCACTTTCGGTCCTCGGAGATAGCGTGTCAACCAATTGTTCCTTAAACTTTCGCACATTTCTCCAACCTTTCTTCCTGGACCAGAATAAGTAAGTCGTAGCACGGTGCCATGAAAGTTTAAGTAGCCAATGGAGTTGAAGAACTCGTTGTACGCACACTCGCCGTGTGAAATGTCTTGCTCGACGAGCATTTTTTCCTTGCCGCCGACTCTGTCCATCTCTATGAGGCACTGTTCTTCGAGAACTGACCGCTGAAGTGAATCAATGTACGCTTTGATTTCCTCTCTCATATGTGTTGACGGTATGATGGCTTCCACGGATGCTCGATGCTGAATCATTAGCTCCATGTACTGACGAACACGCTGCTTTGACTCCAGGTGTGGTCCTAGCTTCATAGCCATTTGCCTCAAGTTCAACAAAGCCGCTGATTTGTCAAAAGAATTTTCCACGTCAGCAAGGATTAGTTGATGAACCTCAATTAGTCCACCCAACGCAAACAACGTTGACGGGTTGACGAACATGTCAACTAGCCACTCAGCATCTTTGTTCAACTTGCGCACAAATTCTTTCCGGCTTTTGACGCAAGCTTGTATGCTCAACACGGTTTCTTGAAATCCTCCAATCTTGTAGTCTTTCATAGCTCCGTCTGCCATTGTGTCAAGTGAAATCAGCTCAAGCACTGTGTTAACTCTAATTGTGTGCATGCCTGACTGCTTGATTCCGTATGGTGTAGGTACGTGCATGGTCTTATTGATGTGATCAACTAGAATTACTGGAACCAATGCATCATAACATCCATAAAATGTTGCCATCCAATTCAGTTGACGCAATACTTCAGAAAACTTTGGCCATGGACCCAAGTCATTGCACACCTGGTTAACAAACTTGTCGACAGTTGATCTGTTGCTATTTCCACAAAACACCATGGCGCATGCAAATATGTACATATAGCAATATCCATTTTCTGGTACATATTGATGCCTGCCATTCCGATCGTTTATGCTCAACAAATGGTTGACTACTCCAAATGGAAGTTGCCCAGGAGTTGCCCTGATGATGGGATTGTATAATGGTGTGTTGCCCTCCCAGTGACAGATGATCTTTGTTTCTCCATTAATCTCCATTGAGCATTCATGTAGTGGTTGGGCACGATGAACTGCCCTTGCTTGAGCATTCCAGTACGTGCTTTCGAAATGTGGATACAAACTTTCAATGCTGGTTTGTAATGTTTCTTCTGCGTCCACGTACCTAAAGCTCGTGATAATGTTTCCATTCTCTTTTAGCCTGTGAGTGACCGGTTTCATGAATCTTGGGAATAATTCTGGCAGCGACGTGTTCGGAAAGAAGTCGAAGTTTCCATAACTGTCTGTGAACATGCCCATGTAAACAATTCTGTTTGGTATGTGGATGGTTTGCTTCATTGTCCGCCAAACATCAACGAGTTGCAGGCCCTCATTTGGTCTCAATTGCCTTTCACCCATTTGTTCCTTGTCGACCATATGATCCGCGAACGTTCGAAACAATGTCAGCTTGTTCTTCGGGTTTTTGTTCATGTAGTCTGTCACCTGTGGATACAAAAGCTTCTGGTGCTCATCGTGTGACCTGTTTCGCCATTCCAGCCTACATAGTGAACATCTTAAATCATGCATGTCAAACATTGTCTTCAGAACCTGGCGCATTTTGTCAGGAGTGCCTTCCACGGTGTCCTTCAATGCCTCATTACAGTGATCATGGTTCCTTGGAATGTGTGCATTCACCCATTTGTCTGAATACCAGCGAAGCCCGTGTGTGCATGTTGGTCGCAATGCATTTTGCAGTCTGCCATGAGCACACCGCCCCATTACTACGAACAATCCATCGACGCATTCATGTTCGTATCCTTGTGGGACGTCCATTTTGCCCAGGACTATGCCGCTCCAACCATAAGTAACTTCGTGGTCATAGACGTTCCGTGTCCACTGAGTGATATCACTGTATGTCGTCAAAAAGTTGCGACAATCCTCTGGGACGTCCTTAAGTGGGTCCCATTCGCGCTTTGGGTAACCCAGTGTGTGTTTCAATGGAATTTTGACAAAGCGCTTCTGCCCGCGTGCTCCTACAACCTCAAAAGTTTTACCTTGTGATTTCATTATACGAGCTACTTGGTCAATCAGCGCTGCGATGTTGCCTGATGTCATGCGCAATTGCTTTTCCTTATATTCATGTAGCGGGTTCTTTCTATGCGCATGTTTGATGACCGTGTATTCTTCTTCAAAGTCATCCTTGGTGACTTCAATGGTCACCGTCTTCTCCCGAGTCTCATCCTGATTCGTTTTCTCATTATGGAAGTGCACAACTCGCGGCCTTTGAAAGCAATGATCAGCTAAACAACTGCTTGTTTCGCTCATCCACTGCAATGTTGCCGTTTCCATGGCCGGAGTTGCATACGCAGGCATAATCGGGAACGCATCCACCACCTTGGTGAATCGTTCATTCTTGATGTATGCACAATTTTTCTCTACAAGTTTTTCGCAAGCGAAATGATCTTCAATGAAGTACCGGTAGTGTGCACAGCTTGATCTGCACATGCCACACACAAAGACGTCAGCTGCGAGGTCGTAACCTAGTCCAAGTGACATAGC